TTCATATCATAAAACTATGAACGTTAAATTGGTTTCAATTACTGCTCCATTAATTAATGGGATCGAATCTGCGGAAGAACTAATTGCATATTGTGCAAGAGTTTCTAATCCATCTAATCAGTTAAATAGCGAAACAGCTCCGCGCTTACTTAAGTATTGCATTAAACATGCACATTGGTCTATCTTTGAAATGGCTGATATGTGTGTTGAAATTAAAACATCAAGAGCTATTGCAGCTCAAATCCTACGTCACCGTAGCTTTACATTTCAAGAATTCTCCCAACGTTACGCAGATTCATCTCTACTTGGTGGTGAGATTCCTCTTCCAGAGTTGCGTCGTCAAGACGATAAGAATCGTCAGAATTCTATTGATGACCTTGACCCATTTGAAGTGCAGACTTTGCAGTTGCAGATGCAAACTTTGTTTGATTCTTCTATGGCATTATATAAACAAATGCTTGATAGGGGCGTTGCAAAGGAATGTGCTCGTAATGTGCTACCTCTTTGTACACCGACTCGCATTTATATGAGCGGGTCGTGTCGTTCTTGGATCCATTATATCTCTTTGAGGTCCGCTCATGGAACACAAAAAGAACACATGGAAGTCGCAGAAGACTGTCGGAAAATCTTTGTTGAACAATTCCCAACAGTCTCAGAAGCACTCGGATGGACTGTTCAGGATTGAAACTAAAGATCATAACGGTAACTGGATTCCTATGAAAGGTTACCGTTTCTTGACATGTGCAAAAGCTTATGATATACTTAAGAGGATTCTAAGACAGAATCCAGAGTACAAAAACATCAGAGTAAGACCTGAGTTATGAACATTTTTGTGACCAGTCCATACCCCGCTGAGTCTGCTATTTGTTTACCAGACAAACATATCGTCAAAATGCCATTAGAATGTTGTCAAATGCTTTCTATTATTGCATCTAAAAAGTGGGGTCATGATTATGGTACAATCCCAAAGAAAGATGGTACACCTTATGCAACTGAGAAAGGCGCATTCAGAAACCATCCATGTACCAAATGGGCAAATGAATCTATTCACAATGCTTATTGGTTAATCAAGTGGGGATTGAATCTTTGTGATGAATACACACTTCGTTATGATAAAAAACACTCATGTGAAAATTCTCTGACTCATGCTTATTATCTTTTTCCCAAGGGTAAGATCACTGAAGTAACACCGTTTGCGAGGGCAATGCCAGATGAATATAAATTTGACTCAAGCATTGACACTTTTACTGCTTACAAACGTTATATCGCATCCAAACCTTGGGTTGCATCTAATTATCTACGTATGCCAAAACGAAAACCTGAGTGGGTCTAATCATGCCAACATATCCAGTAATAAATAAAACCACAGGAGAGACGAAAGAACTCTACATGTCCATGGTTGAATACGATCAATGGAAGAAAGACAATCCAGAATGGGACAAAGACTGGTCTCAAGGTTGTGCTTCCTCCGTCAGTGAAGTAGGAGACTGGAGAAATAAAGTTCCTAAGGATCTCCAAACAAAAATTAACAACATCAAAAAAGGACATTACGGTTCTACTATCCAAGGTTTTTAAATATGCCAAGAGCAAGAAAAAAATTAACTCCAGATATTAATGGTATGTCTGCAAAACAGAAAAAGCGCAGAAAGCCAATTAATTCTGATATGTTGGTTAACATCGAACCACTTACACCAGCGCAAGAAAAGGTATTCGAACATTGGAACAATGATAAAAACTTGTTCATGTATGGTGCAGCTGGTACTGGTAAAACATTTGTTGCACTGTATCTTGCTCTAAAGGAAGTTCTAAAGGATGACTCTCCTTTTGATAAAGTTTATCTTGTTCGATCACTTGTTGCTACCAGGGAGATTGGTTTCCTACCTGGTGACCATGAAGATAAATCATCTCTTTACCAGATTCCTTATAAGAATATGGTGAAGTATATGTTTGAAATGCCAGATGACAATTCATTTGAAATGTTATATGGCAACCTGAAGGCACAAGAAACTGTATCCTTCTGGTCTACATCATTCCTTCGTGGTACAACTCTTGATCGTGCTATTGTAATTGTTGATGAGTGTCAGAACCTAAACTTCCACGAACTAGATTCAATCATCACTCGTGTTGGTGAAGACACCAAGATCATTTTTTGTGGTGATGTTCAACAGTCTGACTTAGTTAAGGCAAACGAGAAGAATGGTGTTCTGGATTTCATGAGTATCCTTCGAATCATGGATGAGTTTGGTATGGTTGAGTTTGGTGTTGAGGATATTGTAAGATCAGGTCTTATTCGTAGTTACTTGGTCAGTAAAATTAGTCTCGGTTTCTAATGTTTAATCATGTAGAGGTTGACCTACCATCTAAACTTAAACGTATTGAGATAGATGGTAAACGTTTTTATCAAGTCCCTGGTCACGAAGATGTGAAACTAGTTTCGGTTACTACTGTGACTAGTTTCCAAAAAGCAAAGTCTATCCAAGAATGGAGACGAAAGGTTGGTGAGGAGAAAGCAAACTCCATCACCAGGAAAGCTGCAAGTCGGGGAACTGATATGCATACGCTTGTTGAGGATTATCTCAATAATCGGAATCTATCCGATGTTCAACCTTTATCTGAATTTTTGTTCAAATTTGCAAGACCTTATCTAGATCGTATAAATAATATTTACGCACTAGAAACACCATTGTACAGTCTGAAACTAGGCGTTGCAGGTACAGTTGATTGTATCGCTGAGTATGATGGGGACCTTGCAGTCATTGACTTCAAGACTTCTAAAGAACCCAAACCAGAAGAGTGGATTGAAGGTTACTTTGTACAAGCTGTTGCATATGCTTGCATGTTGTATGAGTTAACTGGTATAATTGTAAAGAAACTTGTCATCATAATGTCCTGTGAAAATGGAGAGTGTGTCGTCTATGAAAAGCAACAAAAATCAGAATACATTAGAAAACTTACTCAGTATATACGAGAGTGGAAAACTGCTAATGAGTAAAAGTAAAGACGCAATCAATGAAGTATTAGAAGATAAGTTCATGACTTCTTCTAAGTTTTCTATGGAAGTTGAGAACATTGTAAAAACAAGTAATGGTCAACTAAACTACATTGAGGCTATTCTTACTTTTTGTGATGAGAATGAGATTGAATTTGAATCTGTTCCAAAACTTTTATCAAAAACATTGAAAGAGAAACTTAAGTATGACGCTCAACGATTATGTTTCATGAAGAAATCATCAAGAGCTAAACTACCTATTTGATATGGATGGGTTTGAAGTTTACAAGACTTATCTTGCCCTGAAACTACACTTTTCAAAAGACAACTATAATTTCTTTACATTCAATGGGAAGTCACGTGCTAGTCTCAAGTCTTTTGAGAACAGAAAGGATAAGTATTTTTTTAAAAAATTAGGTACAAAGTATGACGAGAAGGAGATAGTAGATTTTCTCCTGAGTCATTTTATACAAGATAGTAACTGTTGGATCGGCAACATTTCTGTTAATAAATCAAAGACATACGCTGAATGGAAGAACAAAATTCAGAGTATGTCTTTTAATTTTCAGAATGAAATGGATAGGTTGTCTGACATAGAAGAAGACTTTGATTCTTTATTCAGAGTTAAAGATGGACAGCATCCAATCATCCTGAAAGAATATCTTGCTGGGAATGTAAGTTTGGAATCTATGGTCGTCCTGCAAAAGATGATTAATTATGTTCCATACTTTTCACAAAAGATTTCTGAACCTATTGTTTGGCCTGAGGTGAAGAAACTAGTAGTGAAGTACGAACCATTCCTTTCTATAGACAAAACTAAATATAAGAGGATCTTGGTTAAGACATGGACTTTTTTGACAACGAAATAATTCGTGCAGAAGCTGCCGAACTTATGGAAACTTTTGAAGAAATTCAATCTTTGTTATTAAGTTCAAAATTTCGTACTCAAGAAGGTAGTCTTCGGTATCTAAATCTAGTGGAACGATTACTTGAACTACAGGAAATGATTTTCTTTAGAGCAAAGTATTCCAAAGAAGAAGATGCTAAAGAATACATTGAAGTTTTAAACAAGACTCTACCAATGGTCTCTAAAGAGGGAGAGACAGATCCAAGTCAAGTCTTTCGTCGCATGAAGCAAGACCTTGCTGAAATGAGAAAATTTGTTGAATGACTTGACACCACCCCCGATCCCTGGTAATATAGCCAGGTGGTTGGGAAACCCCACAGGCCAAATACGTACACAATACGGAGAACACACATGTCTTTTGCTGCACTCAAGAAAAATTCCAACTCGTCCTTTGACAAACTTACTCAGGAACTGGAGAAGATCTCTAGTAGTGAGAAGTCTGGTGCTGATGATCGTCTCTGGAAACCTGAACTGGACAAGTCTGGAAATGGTTATGCAGTGATTCGTTTCCTACCCGCACCTGAAGGTGAAGATCTTCCCTGGGCGAAAGTCTTCAGTCACGCCTTCCAAGGTCCTGGTGGTTGGTATATTGAAAATAGTCTGACCACGATTAACAAGTCTGATCCTGTTGGTGATATGAATCGTCAACTTTGGAACAGCGGTCATGACTCTGACAAAGAAATCGCTCGTAAACAAAAACGCAAACTGTCTTACTACAGCAACATCTATGTTGTTCGTGATCCTCTCCACCCTGAGAATGAGGGTCGTGTCTTCTTGTTTAAGTATGGTAAGAAGATCCATGACAAGATTGTTGCTGCAATGCAACCTGAGTTTGAAGATGAAACCCCCATCAATCCATTTGATTTCTGGAAGGGTGCTGACTTCAAACTGAAAATCAAGAAGGTTGCAGGTTATTGGAACTATGATAGTTCTGAGTTCGCATCACAAGGAACTCTCGGTGGATTTGATGATGAACAACTGGAGTCAGTTTATGCTAAACAGTATTCTCTAACTGCATTTACTGATGCATCCAACTTCAAAACTTTTGAAGAACTGGAGAAACGTCTGAACGCAGTTCTCAATGGTAAGAAACAACCTCGTGTTGATATGGAAACCGAAGAGGATGAAGAGTTTGTAATGGAAACTCCTCAAGTTGCATCTGCTCCTGCTCCAGTGCAACCTAAGATGTCTTCTGATGATGAAGATGACACTCTAAGTTTCTTTGCAAACCTTGCAGAGTTTGATGATTGATACAGAGAAGGGGGGTCGTAAGACCCCCCTTTTTTATACTTCTTCAGATTGTCTGTATCCTTGTTTTGTTATCTTATATTTGGTATCATACTTTAGTAATTCCTCTAGTTCTGCTTTCATGATTGGTAAAACAGATTGAGATGGTAAATAAATTTCTCTCTTCAGTTCGTTTAAGTTATATTCATACTCTCTATTGGTTATCATAGTCAAAGCACTAGATGCTGTTGCTCTTTGTATCACGACTGGATCATAAGAATCAATATAGTCATAGAACCATTCAGTCATGATATCACTTGCGGTATCAATTCTTACAGTTGCATTACCACCATAAACTCTCACGATATCTCCAGTTTGATAATTAAAACCATTATTAGCAATAGTTACACTTGTAATTGTTCCACTACTGTTTGCAACTATATTTAATAATAGATCTTTACCACCTCCAGATAGTGTAGTTGTAGATAGTCCATCATCTGTACTATAGCCTGCTCCACCATCAATAATCGAAACAGTTAATACAGATCCTCCATCAGGATCTTTTATTTTTGGTAGATAATTTGTTTGATTTTGTTCTGTGGTATCCATGAAGGTTTCAATGATGTTGCCAGATTCCAGAACAATATTACCGTTTGAATCTTTTATTGTATTTGTTTCCCAGTGTCTTGGTTTATTTGCTAGATCACCATACTTATTTTCAATAAATTTTTCTAGTTCATCATTTGCCAGAGGCCATTGTTTATCAGTGTCTGTAATATTATTAAGTAAAAGGATAGTCCAATACCAATCTGAGTTACCTAGTTTATTATATGCAATGGAGTCTGGTGTTTCTCCAGAGAGAATAGTATATCTTCTAGAAGAAGCATATACTGCATTAAAACTATCTCTAATTCTAACTCTTCGGAAAAGATTTTTAGATAGTTTATACTTTCCAGGTGTAACAAAATCTGGGTATAAAAAATTTGGCGTTGAGTCGAAAAACATATTAGTATCCTCTTTCTACGTCGTTACCAGTAATGATTTCCATCTCACCAATGTTAATGACAAGTTATATGCTACTGGGTATGGTTTGTTATCTGTAAGGTGTGATGCCCAAACATTATCTGGAGTGTATTGAACCTGAACATTCTTGCAAACACAGGTTTTAATTTTTGGTAGTGAATCAATGTCTTGTCCTTGGAATTTCCATGCAAGGTTGAATACCTTAGGAACTTCTAACCATCTATCTCCAGTTCCTTCAGCAAATTCTTCTGTAGCTGTACTCCCTCCTTCCCCAAATGTTAAATCTCCTTGGTCGGAGAAACTACCAGATAGATTTGGGAGAACTGATTTTCTAAGAGTTTTTATAATTGCATGGATAGACTTTTGTTCTTTCTCATTCCTAGGAACTAGTTTCCATGAGAAACTAAATTCTCTCATTCCTATTCCACCAAATACTTGCTCTAGATACGGGTTTGCAATCTTACCACTAATATTTTGAGTAATTGCATTTGGATCTGCACCAAGTTTTTCTTGAAGTGCTTTTAAGATAACAGAAACTTTTCCTGCATCTGCCATCTTAGTAATCTGTTCAGTAATATCTCCAGAGTCTCCTCCCATTACTGCAGCTGCAACTTTAGGACCAAACTTTCCTAACACTCCAACTGCTTGATCAGACCATTGTGGTGCATCTGCATAACTTACATCTTCTGGAATTGGTAACAGGATGCTGTTTTCCTTTTTTAATGTTGTTGTGGTAGTTGTTTCAAGAAGGTTCCCAACACTGAGAGCAAAACCAAAGTCTGATGCACCAGAAGATGTTGGAGTAGGTGTTGATTCTGGTGCGGTTGCCGTACTAGGAGAATTTCTTGTCGCACTGGGTACAAAGTTAGCAATATCTATCTGTAAATAATCAAACGAATCTACTAGATTGGCGGGCCATACTAAGTCAACACCTTTCGTTGAAGACTTACCAAAAACTTTAGAGGCGAGCGCCATAAATACTTTTATGCAATTTCCTATAGCTATATATGAACACTTTGAAAGGAAAATTTCTCCCGAGAAATGTATCCAAGTATAGGGGTGACTATCGAAATATTATTTATAGATCTTCATGGGAATTAAAATTCATGAAGTACTGTGATATGAATAAAAACATTCTTGAGTGGGGAAGCGAAGAAATTATCATTCCATATAGATCTCCTCTCGATGGCAAAGTCCACAGATACTTTGTTGATTTTTATATTAAAGTCAAAGATGTAGAAGGTAAGATACAAAAGTATCTGATTGAAGTCAAACCAAAGAAACAAACTAAAGAACCAAAGGTTCAAAAAAAGATGACTAAAAAATACATCTATGAAGTTACAGAGTATGCTAAAAACCAAGCAAAGTGGAATGCTGCAAAAGAATTTTGTGAAGATAGAAATTATAAGTTCATGTTAATCACAGAAGACGAACTTAAGGTATGAGTATCTTCCAAGAGATAAGAGAATTAGCTGGTGATGAACCAAGATCTTACTCTTGGTATCGAGATGCAGTGAGAATGCATTATCAACAATCAGATCTCTACTCTGATATGTCAGAGATGGAAGAATCAATGATTCCTACTGCTGGTGAATTATATATTTTTGAGTACAAAGCAACTTATGCTAGGAAACTAAAATATTATGATGAGTTTCCTCTAGTATATGTTTTGAGTGGTGGTCCGAAGTTTTATGGTGCCAACTTACATTATCTCAGACATAGGTCTAGAATGAATGTTGTTCTTGGTCTTGAGAATGGCAGAGCAAAGTTTCCAAAACAATGTTATCATAATTATGTGATAGAAGGATTGGAAACACCGATGTATAAAATAAATAGAGAAGACTATAGAACCGCTATCTTTCTCCCCGTTGAAAACTTTGTGAGCCGGAGAAGAGGTATGTATCAACAATACAGTAAATCAGCCGTCTGGGGAGAAACATCTCAATGAGTAGATTAAAAACAGAAGATCAGATGACTAACTTTTCGGAGTTTAAGTCAACGGTCAAAAAATATGGTTTCAGTATCAATAATTTTTATGATGTTATAT